GGGAGGGGAGGGGAGTGGCGCAGTGCGTCAGGCGTAAAAAAAGACCCTAGGAAAATATAAAAATAAAAATATATATTATCTCGCCTTCTCAAGCACTTACCCCTAGCTGGAATCGAACCAGCAACCTAGAGATTAGAAATCTCTCGCTCTATCCGGTTGAGCTATAGGGGCGTCTTTGCGTTTATTTGCCCGTTAAACGCGTTTCGTTGCGCTACTGCGGCAATGTAACCATTCTCTACTTATCCACGCTTATACGAGCTTCTACGCTAATCTAGCGGTATCCCTGATTACACATGATTTGATCAAGAGTAGTCCTGCTGGGTTTCCCGGTAAAAGGGTAAATCGCTATTTGGATTTCTTGACCTTCTTGGCGATGTCGGACTTTGTTACGACATACGACATGTCGATCCCGCTCTTTTTCATAAACTCTAGGATGATCTGGATGTCCACCTGTAGAATTTCGTTTTGTTCGACTAGGGCGTCTACCGCTTCTTCCATATCGTCTAGTTCTGCCTCTAGGTCTTCCTTCTCTCTTGTGTGTTGCTCGATTGTTCCTACTAGGAATTTGCAGGCTTTGTTAATTGTATCGCAGGTTCTCTTTAGGTCGAAGTCTGGTTTGTCTAGACTGGATAGGGCTTTGTCTAGGTCTTTTAGGATTTTGTCTGCGGATGTCACAATGCTCCCTCTTCGCTTAACAGCTTGACGATCCCTGCCATTCTCTCTGCTTGCGGGGTTTCCTCTTTGATGATCTGGTCGTAGCAGACATCTCCGTAGGACTTGAAGATTTGCACATTGTTGGTTAGCCAGCCCATGTGGTAGCCCTTCTTCATCTCGGATACGAACCTGTTCGTTAGGTCGCGGTCTAGGACGAAGTTTAGCTTCCCGAACTTGTGTTCCCAATACTCCTTGGGTTGGCAGTTGATGTGTCCGTGTCCTCCTTGGCCTACCTGTGCTGCGCTGAAGATAATCGTCGGGGCTAGTTCTGTTAGCTTCTTTACGATATTATCTGCTTCGTTCGGGTCGATATGCTCTGCTACCTCTAGGCAGATTGCTAGATCATACTTCCCCTCTACTTCAAACATGCTTACCTGTCTCTCAGGGCAGCGGGGATCGGGGTCTATCCCGTCTACTTCAAATCCTAGATCACGCAGGGCTTTTACATAAATCCCCGGTCCACATCCTACATCAATTATTTTCATATATTATTGTTAAACATAATCACGCTTCATTGCGTCTAGTCCGTTTCCTTCGGAATACCAGCCCTTGCCTGCATACACATCAAGAACATCCTCGAAATACTTCTCATACATCGGGGCTACTCTCTCCAGCGTGAAGTTCTCTCCGAACTTGCGGCAGTCGGCAGGCTTGATCTGGTCAATATTTTTGATCGCATCTACGAAGTCTCCCATAGTCCGGCAGCGGTATCCTGTCTTCCCGTGGATATTATTCTCTGCAAACGATCCCCAGTCTGTCGTTATCGTCGGTGTTCCAGATAGCAAGTTCTCGATCTGAACTCCTCCGAACGGCTCGACATACATGCTCGGAAGGAAACTAGCCTTGGCTTTCGACATAAGACGCTTGCGTGTCTCTACATCTGCGTATCCGATATACTCCACATGATCTGGTAGCTTGTAGCCTTCTTCCTTCTGTCCTGCGATAATTAGTTTAACGCCAGCAATTTCCGTAGCTTGGATAGCGACATTCACTCCTTTTCCGTTATAGACTCGTCCCATATACAGGAAGTAGTCCTCTTTGTCTACGGAGAATGTAAAGTCTTCTTGATCGAAGTAGTTAGGAATAACAACATCATACCAGTCTTGATTGCACTGACCTACATTCTTCAGACCGCAGTAAGCGTGATAGATCGCGTATGATTCAAATACTTTCCACCTAGCCCAGTGTCCACCCGCATATCCAATACCCGGCTCAACGACGATCATATCAGGATGAGCATCGCATATCGGCCTTACACCACTACCCCAGAACGGTAGAAGGAAGTCGTTCTTCTGCTTGCGCTTGCCGATCTCGCGGATAGCGTTCTTGTAGAATGTTTGATACGCATCGTCCTGTGTATTGTATGTAAAGAACTTACTGCGCCAGTCGTGCGTTCCATACACTCGCATGAAGTCGTCATTCGTGAGGACCGATACATGCTCTGTGCAGGGTAGGTCGCTATCTTCGTGTCCGTAGTGGATGACTGTATGCCCTCGCTCAGTCATCATCTTTGAAAATTTGTAAACCTTCATCGTGTAGGCACAAGCGCAAAATAATTTGCTTGTTACAGTATGTGGTAATGATAGTGCGTGGAATCTCATATATTTATTTTTTGATGTAGTAAAATTCTGTTGGTTTTGTTTTCATCCAGCAATTTAGATATGAAGGATCAATTTTGTAATGAATTGCCGCTTCTTTCCTGCTTGCAAACATGCCATTTGGAGTCATTATTTTTTTACAAATACTTTTTGCTCTTTTTTCATTTTGTTCTTTTGTGAATACCTGAAGTTTTCTTTTTTCTCTTATTTTTGCTCTAGCTTCTTCTGTGTGCTTTTTCCCTTTGAATGGATGATTTCTTGATAAGGCTTCACTTATTTTTCTTCTATGTTCTGCTGAGAAACATTCAGATTTATTAAACGGGTTCTTATCTCCAAGCATTGACTTGCTGATAAGATTCTTACAATAAGCATATCTCCTTGAATTGAATTTTACGCAATTCCTTGTTTGCATCCAGCAGAATGCTTTTTCCATTTTATGGCATCGCTGGGAATTTTCACCATTCCTAAATAGGAAAATCTTATGTAATAACTTATGCGCGACAAAGTGTTGCCTCGGAGTTAATCGAACAATTCTTTTATTTTTACCAAAGATGCTTTGTGGGAAAATATGATGTTTTTCTGAAAATTCCACATCTAAAACATTGTTTGCAGACCTCACTAACCGAATGTATTTCTTGCAATACTTTCTCCATAATTTGTATTCCATAAAACAAAGATACCACATTATCGGTCTTAGTCAAGTCCTAAAATATGATATGTGTGCTTCATATATTTATTTCCAGTCTGGAACTACTGATTTAAGTTTAGCTAGTGTGCAATCGTCTCCGTCTGCTAGATGACGATTCTCTTCTAGGATGATCATAATAGACTCTACTGCTTCGTCGCGCTGCATCATCATTGCATTTGCTTCAATCCGATAGCGTTCGGCTTTCTCCCGCGCCTCGTCGCGCTCGCGCTCTGCTTTCAATTTTTCCTCGTAGTAAAAATTGCAGGAAAAAACTGAAGATTCGTTAGTTTCGTCGCGCTGACGAATCGCCTCGTCGCGCTCTATGCAAACACCAAGGTAGGCATCCACATTCTCGGAGTCTGCGGCTAAAAGTTGTTTGAGTTTATCGCGTTCTTCCCTCGCCTCGTCCCGCTCGCGGACAACTCGGTTCCAAGATTCGGAAGAAATCGCTATCTTAATATCGTCGCTCATTTCTTTTTCCAATTTATTTGGTCGTAGTTGTCCCAATACTTGCTCGTAACAGGGCGGGGCTTGTCACCCTTCCCTGCTCCTGTGCTTTGCGACTTCACGCTTTGTATGCGAGCAGTCCGGTCATCTGCGTTCTTTAGTTTCATAGGATTGTTATTGTATTCCTTTTCGGTAATATCGCCAGCCTTATTTTACTATTCCTGACAATTATTACCGATCTGTAAATTTTATTGTTGAACAATTCTCTGCTCAAACCTTGCCTGATGCTTGATGAACTTCATTGGTATGGAAATCGCAGCACCGTGTCGGTTATGCGTAATCTGCATTAGGTAATCCTCTGGATTCTTCGATTCTTCGTCTTGAATGATTCGTGTGAAGGAATCGCAGTCCATGTAGAATGTCCTCGATTCACGGACGGCTCCCTGCTCGTTTAATTGTGCAAGAAGGACGATACAGACATTCAGTTCCTTTGCGACGATCTTCGCGGTTCTGGATACCTCTGCAACCTCACGCTCACGGTTCTTGGGATCGTTGCCTTCCATTAGCTGGGCATAGTCCACCATAATGATCTCAACCTTATGCTCGGCGACTAGCCTCCTGCACCTAGCGCGGAACTGGCTCACATTCATGCAAGCCTCGTCCACGATGTGGATCGGACGATTCATAGTCTCAGAGATAGCTTTTGAAAGTCTCATGTGATCCTCTTTGCGGAGCTTGCCGTCTAGCAAGTCCGAGAGAGCGATGTTTGAGATACAGGCGATGTGCTTGTCCATAATCTCCTCGGCAGACATCTCCATCGAAATGATAGCAACAGGAACATTGCTTTGGACCGTAGGGTTCGTGATCATCTGCAACGCAGAGGTTGTCTTGCCTGCCTTTGCAGCACCAGCTATTACATGCAGCGTCTTGGGCCTAAAAGCCCTCGTAGCCTTGTCCCACTTGGTTATTCCTGATGGATGCCCTCGATTGATCTCTCCGTTCGTTCTAGCGGCATCCTCCCAGCGATTCACGCAGGATGTCAGGACATCTTTAGCAACGCGAACATCGGTCTTGGTGGATACCATTCCGGTGATCTCCTTGCTGGCTGTTTCTTGCAGAGTCTCTGGATCAATCGTCCTGTCGAACGCATCTACAAAAATCTGCTTGCAGGTTAGAAGAATCCTCCTGCGGATCATCACATCTTCCATCGTCTGGAGATAGATGTCCCAGTTGGCGGATGTAGGGACAACCGTGTATACCTCGGTTATTCCATGCTCTCCACCTACTGCTTCTAGCAGACCCTTATTCCGCAACTCGCAGGTTAGTGTGAGAAGGTCGATTGCTTTCTTGTCATACCACATATCCACCATCGTCTGCCAAATGTGCTTGTTGGCGTCGAAGTGGAAGTGGTCCTTGTTTACACGATCAACTGTTTTGGAGATGATCTTGTTGCTGTTCATCGCAGAGCAAAGGAATCCTTGCTCCGCATTTATGTCATGCGGCAGTTCTTTTTTCATAGGCGACATCAATTTTAGTCGGCATCACCTACCCGTCAATACTATTTTTACCGCATTCCAAAAATATTTAGAAGATCGTTCAGCGATGCACTACCGGATGGAGGCGGAACGCAATCGTCTTCCTCTTCGTATACATCCGGCTCTTGATTGAATCCCTGCTTGTATGCCTCGTCGTAGGTTGTATTGAAGAATTTTCTGAACCCTGAAGTAGTAAGCGTCACCTTACCGTTCTCCAGTTGCTCTCGGAGTGCTGGGTTCTTGGACAGGTAGTAAGAAAATAATTTGTCTTTACACATTTAATCTAGTATATAAAGATATTAACGAAAATTCAACAAAACAATATTATTTATGGATGCATTACAAGACGCATATATTCAATTCGCAAACAAAAATTTCGTTGGTAGAGGAGCTGGGCGAGAGGAAATTAGCCGGGCTTTCTGGGAGGATTTAAAGAAAAAAAGGGAAACTAAAGTAAGAGGGCCAAACCCAAATAGCTATGAGTTTAAATTTGGTCCCAATAATGCAAATAGCTATGAGAATAAATTTGGTCCCAGTGCAAATCGAAATAAATGATTATTGGAGCGAGAGGATGATGAAAAAATACAACGCCCTCAAATCATTCTACGATCAGCCTAAAGACGGCAAGAAGATCGGTAAAGAACAGGAGAAGGCTCGCAAGGGTTTTACGAAGAACCGCGAGACTGGCAAGGTAAAGGCAAAGCAACTCGGCAAACTAAATTACTGATATGAAAAGAGCAGGAAATTACGGATACAGCCCAGAGCAATTAGCTAGGATCAATGCGCGAAGACAAGCTAGAGGAAGAGATATTTTGGTAGATAAGAAATTCAACGATCCTGATTACGAGAAAAGATATACCGGCGAATCTGAATCTTATGCCGCGAAGAAAAATAAACCAGCAACGCCTGCATTCCCTAGCGAGCGTCCATCTGCATTAGATCAATACAAGGGGCAGAAAAGCCTTAGTGATAGAATGGAAGAGCGTCCATCTGCATTGGGTAATCAACCTTCTTCAATGGAATCAAGACGAGCAATCGCGGATGAGGAATTTCGTAGAAAAACGGGTAGAGGGCAGAAGGGAATTAGCACTCCGATGACGAAGAGTGCGATGGAGCGGGTAATGGGAACAGCCTAATCCCAAACCTTTCAGCTATCTCAATCGCGGTATCGTCGTAAGCGTAATGCTCTCGATACACAACTTCAGTTATACCGTAAGCTGAAATCATTCTTAGGCAGTTCCCGCAGGGGAGTAATGTGCAGGCGAGCAGTCTGCATTCGTTCGGTCTGACATACCGCAGCGCATTCTGTTCTGCGTGGATGACGAACTTCCTGCGTTCATCTCGGTCTGACCAGTCTTCTTCTGCGTGAGGAGGAAAGCCGTTGTAGCCTACCGAGGCAACTGAGTTGTCGTGTCGCAGCAATACGCAGCCAACTTTCTTCCACGGGTCTTTGCTTTTCCGTGCTACTACTTCAGCAATGCTTAACGCATATTCGTTCCAGTTCATATCGTTGTTCTCGTTTATTGTTGTTCTATACTTCCGGTAAATGATATGGCGGCTTTACTGCATACCTCGCCCATTGCATGGACGAGGCACTGTGCTGCTCATACTTCCGTATAAATTGACTGTATGGCATACTTGCAACTGACTTCATCTGCGTCTTGCTATTCCTTGTTTCGCATCTGTCAGTCCTCTCTGTATTACAACACTGAACACACTTTCTTCAGTATCGCTTCCGCTGGCGGCAATGGATCACTCCAGCAGTGCAAGATAACTAACGCCTAAAGGGTTCAGGAGTTACCATACGCCTTAAGGCTTTCCAGCATATGTCCCCTCTGGGAAGGTAATCTTTAGGCTCATTCTAGGGAATTGCTCTCGCTTCATACTGAATGAAAAACCCGCCTTGATAGGAAAAGTATCAAGACGGGTATTTTCGGGCGGGTGAAAATTGCATCTAGAATCCTTTTCCGATTCAAGAAAGATGAAAATACAATACACTATTTTCAACAAGCGTCAAGTGGTTTGACGGAAAAACTATCTTGAATTTCCGTCAGTATTGTTCAACAATAAATAGGTGAACGCATTTCATTCTGGCTGCATCGGAGATATTATCTACTCCATTCCTACGATGAAGGCATTAGGTGTAACGAACCTTTATGTCAATGATCGTCCGTGGACAAAGCCAATCGTGCATCGCATCGACGCATTCAAGAGGCTGATCGAATCACAGGGAATCGCAGTCAAGAAGCATGAAGGCGAAAATATCGACTTCGATTTATCCACCTACCGCAACGGAGGAATGATCTACGGGGACAACATCTCTAATCGAGTAGCAAGATGGATGGGAGTTAAGATCGACCTGTCCAAGCCGTGGATGCAGATCGACGAGAAGAGTCCCGCAACGAAAGGCAAGATCGTCGTCAGCCGTGGAGCTAGGTGGCATGGAGAGTTCTTTCCGTGGAAGAGGCTAGTCAGCGAGCTGGGCGATAGAATGGTATTCGTTGGGCTACCGGAAGAACATCAAGACTTCTGTTCGCTATTCGGGAATATCGAATACTTGCACACAAATGACCTATACGATGTCGCAACATCTATCGCGGGTGCTGACCTATTCATCGGCAATCAAAGCTCGCCTAACGCCATTGCAAACGGAATACACAAGGAGTCTGTTGTCGAGACTTGCCTATATGCCTTCGACTGCATCTACGACAGGCCGAATACAACATTCTGCCACGATGGTATTCTAAAGGTTCGATTTGACGAAATGACGGTTATCTCGGATAATCCTTCGCCAAAACACGGGTGGAAGATTGACATCTTCGGAAGAACACTAAAAGCTCCAGACAAACATATCTGCATTGCGCTCGCTAGGGCTGATTGCTTTTTGCGAAAGATTTACTACAATGTTGACCAACTGACAGAACTCGCGGAGAAATACTAAATGGCTACGATTAAGCTACAGAATGGAAAAGTTATTTTAAAAAGCGGGAAGGCGAGCTGTAGTTGTTGTTTTCAACTTACAATTAAATATGATTGGGCTGGAACTAATATGAGCGATCTTGATACCAAAACAACAGCATTCGGAGAATCTGTTGGTTTTGCTTGCGGTGATAGCGGAACTTATGTTCAGTGGATCGGAGGAGATAATACTGGTCTAAATGGATTCGAGCAAGTTGATGTATTAGTTGATAAAGCAAAAACAGATGGACTATGGACATCAAGTTACAATATCCTATGTTTTGCTGGATGGCATGAACCAGCGGAAGGAAGCGGCCCTGCGAACCTTATAGTTGAATATAAAGGTGTGACAAAAAACAAATCAATATCACCGGGAAGTCAGTCTGGGTGCGCTTCAACAAGCGTTGCAACAGCAACAGTTTATTCTACAGCACAACCAGATGGATCATATTTCCAAATCCTGTAAATTCCATAAAGACGGAAAGTGTGAACTTGGCCTTCACGGTGGAAATCCGCATGAAGGTAATTGCATCGCCTGCATAAATGCTGGAGAAAACAATAAGGAATATGCAGAAAAACTATTTGCTCGATATAGCCAATCTCATCCATCTTCAGTCAAAAGAATAAGCGGATGCTGCGATAGTGCGTTAAATTATCGTTGAACAAGAATTGCATCTATAATATAGTTCCCGATTTATGCAGCCGATCAAGACAACAAACGCTATGAATCCCGCGCCAGCAAAGGGGATCGAATCATTTCCAACTCCAGTAATAGACGATGTTGTTATCTCGGAGGTCGTCAATTCGTGGAAGGGAGACTACCAGCCGCTGGAATACGGAGTCCTGTGGAGGGATGTATCTCACGCCCCGAATCAAGGTAGCTTCCCAGAGCATAAGCTGGTTTACCAGCAGCCAACCAGCGAGGACGGGCAATGGGTAAAGCGCATCTGGGTTAATGATCGCGTCAATCAAGACAGCTACAACTACGCAATTAAGTATAGCGCAGGATCGCAGGACCACCCGATATACATCAGGACATACATTGTTCCGAGAGAGACATACGCTCCAATTCCAGACGGAACACCTGATCCGTTATTCCCCGGCGCATTGCTAGTTGATGAAGAGGCTAATCGAAATGAAGGCGAGCTAGATTCTAAATACATCACGGTAACGCGAGTCTATGAGACGCTGCCGGGGCCGGAAGTTCCAACGAAACGCTACAACGAGCGAGGCGACTTAGAGACTGTCATTGTTCAAACCGTTCCTCCATTCACGCCACCCGATCCAGACGGGCTTCTTGTTACTGGATCGCAGGTAGTGCAGGAGGAGATGGGCAAGGGCATCAAGACAACATCGACAGTTCAGGATCATTCATTACTTTTAAGCAAAGAAAATAAAGACGGGTTGCTTGGTGAGACAATTACAACTGATGACATTGTTGATCCATCAACTCCACCAGATGAATTAAACTACAGCGCAACTGGCGAGATAGTATTGGCGTCAGAGGTAAAGCAGATTTCAAAAACAAAAGCAGTAAAGAGAACTATAAGTTCAGTAAACCCAAAGCAATTAGGGGCGACTTCTTTGTATCCGTCACCTATTGGTGAAGTAAGTGCAGTAATAACAAACTCTATAGTTCCTGCCGGGACGCTTCCAGAGAACGGATTGTTTATCTTAAAAGACACAATAACTCCTATTGATCAATACAAGTCAGAAAGAGAGACGGTAACAGTTGTCCCGGCTGAAGGTGGTGTTTGGCCCAGCGTTTACGGTGTTGATTTAGACGAACAGAATGGCGTATCGTTGCCTTATATTGAAACGATTTTGCCAACAGCAAGTATATACAATTCATCAACAAAAGAGTTTGTGGATAATATTGAGGATTATATTTATCAAATTTATACTCCGGTAGATGAATATAAAATTAAATTAAGATTTTATCCAAATACTTATTTTATATTAAGAGAATATATTAGAGTGTCTGGTCAAGAAGTTCAGATAAAACTGCCAGATGAATTACTAGATATTACAGCATATTTTGGGCTTGATAATGGCCTTGGAGAGGGAAGTTCAGAAGCCTCTGGAGCAGGGGACTCATTCAATTATAGCGTAAGTGGAAGCAATACTTCCTCTTCATCTGCTACTGGAGATATTTATTTTAAGATCAAAAAGGGATATGATGGACCTATTAACGGATATAAAGTTGAACTTTTTGAAAAATATCCGTTGGGTAGAAATTCTATTATCAATAAAATAAAGAATTTATATGAGACTCAGATTTCAGGAAGTCCATTAAACAATATATTCCAAGATTTACAACCATATCCAAATATTAAAAGAGTAACAGAGAATCTTGTTATTATTGGTGGAAGCAAGTCTAAATCTATCAGCACAAGCGAAAGTGCATCTGTTAGCTTAAATGGAAGTTCTAATGCCCTTTCAGATAACACATCTTACAATGTATCCGTTTCAGCAAATTCTGTGCTTATTCCAGAAACTCTTCACGGGCAAATAGAGGTCACTACAAAAACAATTGGAAGTCTTGGTCAGATAAATGTAACTTATGCAGTAAGTCCACCAGCGTTACAGGCTACCGAGCCTCCTGAGTTCCCGCCGGGTCTTTACTTGATGTCTGTTGATACCGCGCCATACAGGTTTGGCTTCCACAAGTATACTTGCATTATAGCCGATATTAGAAACAATTACATTAACCAAGGGCTTCTTTAATAGATGAACCAAACAGCCAACTCTGGTGTAAGAGAAAACAAGTTATCAAATAATATCCAGCCGTCATCCTCAATGACGATGCCGGGTAATCCAGATGTTAAATTCCCTCCACAGTCTGGTAATGCCATGCCATATTCCGAGGAAGGAAAAATAACTGGATGGACAACAATACCTCAAGGAAACTCCATTGTTGTCGCTATTGGCGGACAGATAAATTTTATACCAATAAATGAACCCGGAATTGTAATAGTTCAGGGAGGACAAATAACAATTCTTCCGATTCAAGATGGCGTGTTGGTTGGTCAAGGTGGATCAATAAGTTTCAAGGCTTCACCGGGAGCAGATTATGTATTCAATGGCGCATACGGTTGGACGCAAACAACAGAATGCACTTGATTTATTTTTACAAATACAACAATCTAAAGAAATATGTTGAAAACTTTTACAGGCTTCGGAAGAGAAATGGATGAAAATGAAGACCCAAGGTATAAATCTACTTATGCTAAAAAGCCGTTGGAGTCTGGCAAGGGTGAGTTTAATAAATACGGAGACTTTTTAGGATTTGGAAAGTCAGCGGAAGAAAAGCCAGATAATGCGATTGGATATAAGTCTCCATTCACAACTTTAAAAAAAGAAGGATGGCAGTATGAGGGCAATCAACTAACAAGCCAAACTGATAGAAATAGGATGGCTGGTAAATTCGGACCGCTTAATGATATGCAAGGAATTGGTGGCAAAATAACGCAACCAAAGCCTAGTCAACCAAAGTTCGGGCAACCAAGACCAACCCCTTACGGATCAATGATGGACTCGTATAAGAGGATTTGATATTATATTGAATAAGACAGACAGGTTTTAATAAGACAATGAAAACATCTAAAGGAATTGAAGCGGCATATAAGAATATAGTTGATCCAAAATTGGCGAATATTCCGTCATCTAAAGGTAGCGTAGGAAATGCAGGTCCGGCTGCTGAAATAGGCAAGATGCACAAAGGGTTGGATAGTCTATTTTCATATCAAGGTGTAAAATATCAAGATTTGCCTAGCTACAAGGCTGGTGGAGGTGGTGGTAAATCTCTTGATAGATTAGCACAGATGATGGGTGGGCAGATATATAACCCTAATCAATATGCTAGAATGACATCCCAAGGTTCTTCAAGCGGAGAATATCCATACAAGTCAGCACTATCTGAGCAAGAGGCAGCAGCGCAGGCATCATTACAGAAAGCGCGATTAAAGCATGAAGAGGACATGAAAAGAAGAGATCAAGTAGATGAGTTTAATAGAATGCAATTAGCCAAGATAAATTCTAGGAAATTTCTTAAATGAGACTCACACTAGGAGAAGCGCGGCAACAACTCTATTCCGCAATCGTTCCCTCGATTGACAATCAATCGAATATAGATCGCTTTAACTCATATCTGAATCTGTCGCAAGAAAGATTGATTAACAGCGGCAAGTGGACAGGAACAATACTCCCAGTTAGATTCTATTCTCCTAGCGGGATGATTTCATTGCCTAGAAGGTTCTCATCTGCATTGGCTGCTAAGTGGAATAAAGACTCCGCATCCGGTCCAATTAAAATCAGGAACGGCTGGTTCACTTACCTTACTCCTATTTCAGACTTATGGACTGCCTCTTATTGGCCGAGATACGGCTACAACGAAACATTTTTTGACGATCTTGGGGATGGATTCGCCACATTTGCTAACCCAACATTTGAGACATTCACTCTAAAAGTTGAAATTGAGAATGCAAATGATGCGTTTAACGAAGTCGTTATCAAGGGCAAAGATGAAAATGGTGATGATGTCACGCTAACCGTTACATTGGTTAATCCAGACATAAGTCCAGTGCAGCAGTTCTCAAGAATCGACTTCTTTCAAAAGCCAATTACAAATGGAGGAATTAACCTTTATGCTGTTAGTGGAGCTAATGAAGAACAAATCGGAGCATACGAAGCAACGGAGACGACAGCAAGCTATCACCGCTACGCAGTCCCCAACGAACCATCTATTGATAACTTGGATGTTCTTTGTAAGGTAAGATTCGTTCCTTGCGTATATGACACAGATGAGGTTATTGTTACAAACCTTGGAGCGTTGAAGAATATGCTGATGTCCTTGAAATGGGAGGACGAAGGTGATATGGAACGATCTGAAATGTATTTTATGAAAGCATTGCAACTCTTGAACGGAGAAAGCCGTGAAGTTCGCGGAGGATCGCAATGGAAACTAAATATTGATAGATCGGCTATGCAATTTGAAAACCTTTGGCAAGGGAGATAAATTATGTCTGTATTTTCACAAACACCCGGAGAGCTAGATATTGAAGCAGTCCTTGGAACTGACTTTGCACTTTCTCTTAACTTTGCAAACGGAATCTCTAACTATACATTTGATGCAGGTATTGTTTTACAAGAATACCCGTCCGAGATCATCTTCCCGATTACAACGAGCATCAGTGGAACTAATCTCGTAAATCTTACTTTAAGCGATACTCAGACAAATACTATCGGAGTTATCTCAAACAAGAAGTGGTATCTCAACAGAACAAAGGATGGGATCAAGCAAATGGTTCTGTCTGGGAGGTTTCAGATTTCCAATGTTCCTATCGGTCAGAATGAAGGCGTAAGGCAATACATAATGATTGATGATATTACGGTGTCATCTCTTTATGCAGTCGGAGCGCATGGAGCCACGGGTGAGGCTGGAGCTACTGGAGCCACTGGATTGCAGGGAGCGTCTGGAGCGACAGGTCTAACTGGAGCAACTGGTTTAGGAGCTACAGGTTATACAGGAGCTACTGGAAACACAGGAGCCACAGGAGCCACTGGATTTACCGGAGCAACTGGACAGGGAATTAGAATCCTCGGAAGCGTTCCTGATATTGTTAATCTTCCCGGCAATCCAAGCGTTGGAGATATTTATGTTGTAACAAATCTTGGTGGAGTTGGGTATTCTTGGAATGGCTCTTCTTGGAGCAATATCGGATTTATTACAGGACCAACAGGAGCAACTGGCGCATCTGGAGTTGCTGGAACTGCTGGATCGACTGGATCAACTGGACCAATAGGAGCAACGGGCGCTCCGGGACCAGCGGCAACGCAGGGAGCAACTGGATCGACTGGTGTTACAGGAGCTACAGGAGCAAGCGTAACGGGATCAACTGGCGCAACTGGTCCTAATGGATACACTAACGCATTTTACAGGTATAACGCAGATACAAGCAAGACATCTGGATTTCCTACTTCTGGAACTCTGTATTGGAATAACGCAACGCAAACAAGCGCAACTCAAGTAGCGGTATCGCATACAACGGCAAATTCGGAAGATATTGATCTATTCTTGTCCTTGCTTGCGACTTCAAATCAATTCGTAATCCAAGAAAAATCTGATTCAAATAGTTTCCAGAAGTGGACAATTTCAGGAACTCCAACAAATGTTTCTAATAGCTATATCGAGCTTCCTGTTACATTGGTTGATAGTGGTGGGAATGGAAGTTCTAACTTTGCAAACGCTGCGGAGCTTTTGTTTATATTAACGCAAGCTGGCATTCAAGGCGCGACAGGAATTGGTGCAAGTGGTGCTACAGGGACAACTGGGGCTACAGGAACAGCAGGAACCGATGGAGCTACTGGAGCCACTGGATTGCAGGGAGCTACTGGAACTAGCATTACCGGAGCTACAGGCTTAACTGGAGCTACAGGGAGCGTTGGCGCAACGGGAGCAGTTGGTTCTAATGGAGCGACTGGACCAACGGGAGCAAGTGGGGCAACAGGATCGACTGGTCCACAGGGCGCAACTGGAGTTGGCGCTACTGGTGCAACAGGAGTTGGAGCAACGGGCATCCAAGGCGCTACAGGCCCGCAAGGTGCTACTGGACCGCAGGGAGCTACCGGAACAATTCCGTCTTCTGTATCAACACTTACGATTACTGGTGAAGCTGGGTTTGGGATTCCTGTTGAAACAAAAGCAACTCCTGTGATTTCTGCTGGAACGCTTACGCTAAATCTATCTACAGCTACATTCTTCTATGTAACGCTGAATGCAATAACATCTGTAGTGTTCTCAAGCCCTCCAGCGTCTCCAAAGGTGTTTTCATTCACACTTCAGTTTGTTGCTAACGGAACGGCGTATGCGGTTACTTGGCCTGCCTCTGTTAGGTGGGGTGGTGCAGGAGCGCCAACAATTACAACAACGAATAACAAGATTGATACATTTACATTCGTCACGCATGATGGTGGAACAAATTGGTTTGGTTTCATAAGCGGTCAAAATTTTTGAGATATGGGATTCACTGCCAGAAAACTTCTTGTTAAGAATAATAAAATAACTTGGATACAGACTAGTCTTCCTAGCAGTTTGCCTTGGAATTCAGTAGCATACGGAAATGGAATATTTGTTGCTGTTAATGGTAACAGCAATTTGGCGTCACTAAGCACTGATGGTGGTAAAACTTGGAGTCAATCTACATTACCATCTAGTGCATCTTGGCGGGATGTAGTATTTGGAGGAGGAGTATTTATGGCATGTAGGTTATCTGGGTCTGAGACGCCATCTCCATCATCTGCTGCTATAGCATACAGTTCAACTGGAAGCTCTTGGACGCAAGTTAGTATTAGTGTAAGTGTGTCTCGTTTAGCATACGGAAATGGAAGATTTGTTGGTTTTCGTGATGTTTCTGGGAATCAAATGATTTATAGTTCTAATAACGGATTAACTTGGACCACAGCATCTCTTCCTACAAGTTTCGCTTGCAGAGCAGTAACATACGGAAATGGAAGATTTGTTGCTATTGGCTCTGGGAACTCGTTATACAGCAACGATGGAATAACTTGGGTTGCAACTTCCACTGCACAAAACTATTCAGTTGCTGGTGTAACATACGGGAATGGAAGATTTGTTTGTGTTGGAATCACTGGTTATGGATTGTATAGTGATGATGGAGGGGAAACTTGGACGCAATTCTTACTTCCATCTACAGCGATTAACTGGCGAAAAGTGTCATACGGAAATGGAATATTTGTTGCACCAATTCTTACAAATGGTTTTGGCTACAGTAATAACGGAATAGATTGGCAAGTATCACCTATGCCATCATCAAATGATTGGATTCCGATAGGATTTGGTGGAGGTAAATTTGTGGCACTTACAAATAACACAAATATTGCAGCTTACACAACATAATCCTTTAATTCCCCACAAATACTGTTAAACAATAAACGACTAAAGATATGGCAGAGAAATTCACAGAAGCAGGTCAGTTTGGTAAAGACATCCGTTCTAAATTAGGCTCTGCTGTTAAGGCGGCTGGAAGCGGAGCTAAGTGGGGATACAACTATATCAACGACTTTATTACCGAATACGGGCAAGAGCCGCTTCTTAACCTTTACCCGCAGGCTGTTAATCTATTTGCTGCTGGCGGCGAAACTGTTGCTGGCATGGCCGACAAGCCAGTTAATCTTGGCAGGTTTCCATATTACGATCTAAAGACTCAGTTTGATAAACGCGAGGAGCAGAAGCAAGTCGCAGCACCAGTTGAGACGCAGGAAGAAATCCCAACGATTACCGTATCTAAAAAGGCAGAAAGACCTCAGAAACTTTGGCGTTTAATGAGTCAGGGAGGAGATGCTTCACAAGACACATTCTACGATACAAAGGAAGCTGCTGATGCTGCCCTTAAAAAGATGGGTGGCAAGGGGGCTGTTGCTGGCATTAGATTCCCAGC